GTTGATGTTCAAATTTCAATAAATATAATTTAGCATATTTGGCTTCTGCCTCTTTCGTTTTTAAACGATAAAAGGAAAGAATATCTAAATATTTTGAATGCAATCGTGGAACACGTTGAATTTCATTAGCCAAATCAATTAAATCAATTTCAGCATCTTTTTTCCATTCAGACAAAACTTCTTCTAGTTTATTCATAACAACACCATAATAATAAAAAAATTAAGCAGAAACTAAATCAAAATAGGAATATCTTATTGTAACATCGCAAGTTACGATATTTTCTGGTGAATCTTGTGTAGACATGGGCATTGAACCCAATGAAGTTGGAAAACAATCATAAAATTTAAGCATCAAATTTGGTGAATTACAACTTTTTAATATTGTTAATGTACCATCAGAATATTGTGGTTTATTAGTAGCTTGCGCAGCAGAATGTTTACTTAATTTATTTAGTGATCTATATTCAGCAAAATCTGTTGGAAATGTCATTGCCCTTAACCACATATATAAAGAATTCCAACCCAATAAATTTTCATCAACAATAAAAGTTACTACTAAATAATCAAAAACTGCTTTATCTCCTGCCAAATATAAATCAACAAAGGGGGTAGGTTGATATGCTTCTCCAATGGAAATTCCAGGAATTGTTACAGTTTGACAAAAATAAGATACTTCTGGTATTCTGGCAAAATCAAGACGAAATTTATTGGGATATAATGGATTTACGGTTTCTGGTATTCTATCTAAAAACATTTGTTTATTTCTTTAACTTTTATACTCTTTACTATTTATAAAAATTAATTTTAGAAAATAAACTTAGAAATGTGGTGGAACTTCAAATAGCAGAAAATTTAGATAATATTAGATAATAAAAAAGTGGTTTATTATCTATTGACAATACACTGTTACTATGATAAAATAACTTGTTATAAATAGCAACGTACATTAAAACAATAGAGTGTTTTATGAATCAATATTTTAATGAATTAGAAACTTTACTAATGTCTAGTATTCCTGGTAAATTATCATCATTAAGATGTAGAGAAGAATATTTTATTAAAAATAAAAAAGAACATTTATTAGAATTTTTAAATAATACTTATCCAAAATCTTGGTCATTTAGAGATAAAATTAATGCAGCAGTAAAATTAAAATTGGAAACTGTAGAGATTTGTCCTATTTGCAACAAAAATCATAAACAAATTGTCTATCGTGAAGGTGGAGGAGCATTTCTTTCTAGAGAATGTTCAAAAAAATGTACTGCAATTGCTTCTGGAATTAGATTAAAAGAAGTGGTGAAAAATCGTGATGAAAATAAAGCAAACGAAAAACGCAAAGAAACATTATTGAAAAAGTATGGTTATGAATATAATTCTCAAAGACCAGAAGTTAAAGAAATTTTAAAACAACCAAAAGTTAGTAATGAAGTTTTTCAAAAACTTAATAATAAGGATTGGTTGTATAATGAATATATTATTCAAAAAAAACCATCTGTAACTATTGCAAAAGAATTAGATATTTATTATGGAACAGTTTTAGATTATTGCAGAAGGCATGGTTTTGAAATTCAATATTATAGAAATTTATCTTCAGAAGAATCTGAGATTTCTGATTGGTTAAATTCTATTAACATTAATCATATTCAAAATGATAAATCTTTAATATTTCCTTTTGAAATTGATATATTAATTCCAAATTCTAATGTGGGGATTGAATTAGATGGTCTTCAATGGCATTCTTATTGCATTGATGAAACCGAAAAAGAAATTAATAAACATATTAATAAAACATTATTGTGTGCAGATAAAGAAATTAAATTAATTCATGTAACAGATTGGGATTGGCATAATAAAAAAGAAATTGTTCAATCTATTATTTTATCTAAACTTAATAAAATTGAAAATAAACTTGATGCTCGAAAATGTAAAATTATAGAAATTTCAGCAAAAGAATCTAGAGAATTTTTAAATGATAATCATATTCAAGGACAAATTAATTCATTTTATAAAATTGCACTAACATATAATAATGAAATTGTATCTTTATTGTGTATGGGAAAACCAAGAAACGATAAAGTAAAATTGTCTCATGAGTATGAAATATTGAGATTTTGTAATAAAAAATTTACTAATGTTCGTGGAGGATTTAGTAAATTATTAAATTATTTTATTGAAAATTATTCTCCGAAATCTATTATAACTTATGCAGATAGAATGTGTGGTGAAGGAAATGTGTATAAAAATTCTGGTTTTACATTTTTAAGATCAACAAAACCAGGATATTTTTGGACTGATGGGAATGATGTTAAAATTTCTAGATATCGAGTTCAAAAAAATGTAATTGAAAAATTAAATTTAAAATATTATAATTCAAATCTAACAGAAGAAGAAAACATGAGGAATAATAAATTTAGAAGATTCTGGGATTGCGGAAATAATGTTTATGAATGGATGAAATAAAAATTTAAGCAACAAAAAAAGGGGCCGAAACCCCTTTTTTTGGTTATACTATAACGTATAAATTACATCAGATTAGCAATCTTGAATGAACGATAATAATAATTGGCTTTTGATGTTAATGCACCCAGACCTTGAGTTAATCCCTCAGCAAATGGATTAGCAACTAATCCATAGCGGGTCTTAAAACCAATCTTAGGTTGGAATGTTCCAGTATCAACAGCACGAACCATTTGTAATGGAACATATGGACAATAGAAAAGTCCAGCATCATAAGCATTAGTTCCCTTATATCCTACTACTGCGAATTCGCTAGTAGAACCGGCTGGGAAATATGGATCAATAAAGACTTTAATACGACCAAACATAGTACCAGCAAAAGTATTACCAGTATCATCTACTGCTAGATTAACTTGTCCTTGTAGTGCTGAGCTATAGTCTAATAGACCTGCCATAGCAAACGCACTTGCTACATCACTAGAACAAATCATAATATTACCTTTTCCACGACGGGTTGTTTTGGCAATATAATTAGCTTCACGTTCAATTTGGAAAGCTAAACCCTTAACCTTTTCCACCATCCAACGACCGTTAGAATCGGTATCAAGATTGAATGTTCCAGCAGTAGTAACACCAACTTGAGCACCTTGCTTAGAAGTCATATAGATAGTACGAATAACTTCGCGGTTAATTTCAGCAAGAATTTCTGAACTTAGAATATTAGCTAGTTCAGTTTCGGCATCTAATCCATGAACTGCTTTAAGGTCTTGGGCCAATTCCATTGAATATTCTGCCTTTAAAGCACGAGTCTTGGCAGTTACGGTGACTTTCTCAATTGAGAATGCCATTTCTGAGAAATCTGGACCAGAACCATCGCCCAAAGCTTCGGCAGAAGCAGTAGCCATAGCAACACCAGGAGTAACATTTGCAACAGCAAATGTATTACCCGTAGTAGTAGTAGTTTCCATGGCAAGAGCATATTGTGCTGCTTTATTACCAGTAAAACCAGTATTAGCTTCACCATAGAATGCTTCACTTCCAGTAGAAGCAAGATTCATAGCATTATAATTAGAACGCATAGCAAAAATAAGTCCGGTTGGGCCGGTCATAGGTTGTACACCGCAAACATCGTATGCGATTAGATTAGGTAAAGATCGACGAACTAAAGAAATTAGAATAGGATCAAAACCAGCAACGGGACCAGAAGCAGAAGCAGAACCAGTTAAACCACCATAGGTAGAGTTAGTTGGTGCAGCTTCAAATAGAATTTGACCAGCCTTTTGCATTTCAACCGCTTGGTTTTCTAGAATAACAGCAGTTACGGCCTTGCGATAAGGATCTTTAATTGCAGGAAGATCGGGATGATCTAGTACACCAGCCCATTTAGTTTGTAGATTTTCGGAAAGATACATTAAATTGTCTCCAAATATTGTTTTTTAAATTTTTGTTTTAGAAATTGCTTGAGTTACTGCCGCAACAAATGGATCAACATAAGTTGTATTTGTCTTAGAAGTATCTTCTTCCCAATGTTCATTCAAATGAGTTTCGGTAACTTTTTTGACTGTAGTGGGAAAATAATTCTCACGAATTGTTTCAAGTTTTTCAATGTATTCTTCCTCTGTGGAATAATTAATGCTTTCTGCAAGCGATTTAATTTTTTCAACTTGAGTATCGGTGAGTCCATCACATACTGCATGAACCAAGTTCTCTTTTCGAGATTCAACTAATTGCTTACGCATTGCAATTCCAGATTGAATTTCTTCATCTAGTTTTGCTTCTAGTTCTTCTACTTTAGTAGCTAACTCATCAACTAAATTAACCTTATCGGTAG